CACCAGCTGGATCAGCTGCTGCCGCTGATTACCACGAAGCGAAGAGACCTTCGTCGGGTCAAGCTGATAGTTGGCTATCCCCTTGACGAGATCGGCCGTGCCAGTCGGCAACGACTGAAGGAGCGCCTTCTGTTGCGCCGGATCGGGAGCCCCGGCACTGTCGGTCGATACCTGAGCATTACCGGTCGCGGCGGCACCGAAGGCGCCGGTCTTCATGGCGTTGAGCGGATTGGCCGGATCATCGGGCCCGCCGGGGATCGCCTCGAGGCCGCCGTTCGCGGCGCGACGGTAACCAGGCGGGATCGCGCCGCCGTTCACTTCCTGATTGAGCTTGGCGACCTGCGCCTGCTTCATGGCGAGTTCAAGCACACCAACCGGGGACTGCCCAGCCTGCACCGCTTGCACCATGGAGATCGCCAGTGGCCGCGTTTCCGGACTGCGAAACAGGGCGAGCATGGTTTCGCGGGAGGGCAAGCCCATGCCCTGCGGCGCACCTGACTGCTGAGGCTGGGGCGCCTGCGGCGTGGCGTCTGGCTGGCCCAATTGGGCGCGGAGGGCCGGCGCTGCATCGCCAACAGTGGCAGGCTGCTGTCCACTCGCGGCCGGCGGGTTCAAATATGAATTCAGGTCGTTAAGGTTCGCGTCGACCGTCGGGTCACCAGTGTTTGCCGCGTAGCCGTTTGCCGCGGGGGCCGAAGGTGGCGCATAGCCACCATTGCCACCGCCGCCCTGTTGCGATGCCCACTGCTTGAACTGCCCGACTGTCATTTTGGCGATGTTCGGGTTGGCTTGCGCGGCCTGCGGCGCGATCGCAGCAATCGGCGTCCCATCCGGGGCGGATAGAACCTTGGTCGCGCCATCGGCGCCGAGGAAATGGGCGGCATAGAGCGAGCCGGGGTTCGGGGCGATGCCTGCGGCCGCCAGCTGCTTGGCATTGTCCGACGTGAACGCGGCCATAGCCTTCTGCTGCTGCCCGGGATCGGTGATGCCCTGCGGCGTCAACCCAAGCTCGGGATGCTGTTGCGCAACGCTCTGCCAGGTCGACGGCAGGAACTGGAAAAGCCCGGTCGCGTGCGTCGTCGGGTTGACGGCGTTTGGATTGCCGCCGCTCTCCGACTTGGCGACCGATGACAAATAGTCGCCGCCTTGCTGCGGGCCGGCGTTTGGATCGAGCGCGGAAAGTGATTGCGGTTGGGCGCTCTGCGGCTGCTGATAGGGCCCCTTGCCCGCCAGATCGGCGAAGGCCTGGGCGGCGTCCTCGTCCTTGCGCTTCTGCTGCCCCGCCTCGAACGCCGGCATGAGGGCGGCGAGCGAGGACTGCGGCGCCTGCGGGATCGCGTAGCTGGCATACTGGAACGCCATTAGAAGCCCCCGTAACCGAAGATTTTTCCGCCAATGCCGAGCAGCGTTGACCCGAGGCTGGCGAGCCCCTGATTATTGGCCGTTTCGCCCGCCGCGTTCTGGTTGTTGGCGCCGGTCAAACCTGACGCCACCTCTCCGGCAATTCCGGTCTTGGCCGTCGCCGTGCCGGTCGCGAGGTTGGCAAGATTGTTGAGCGTCCCCGTCTCGGACCCGAGCGCGCTGCCGATCGACGTGCCCGTGCTGCCGAGCTGTCTTTGCCAGTCGCCAAAATCCTGATTGGCGAGGCCCTGCGAATATTTGAGGTAGTCGAGCCCACTGCCGCCGCTTTGGAGCGTGCCATGGGCCGCCGCTCCTCGATCGAGGGCTTGCAAGCCCTGATCCATCTGAAACTGGTAGCCCGGCGAGGTGTGGTAGGCAGCCGTTGCAGCATCGTTGCCGGCCTGCCCGTTGAGGCCGAGGCTGTCGCCGTACATCACCCCGGCTTTTTGGCCGAGATCGGCAAGCGGCGAATAGAGGTCGCTCGCCTTCTGCAGCTGCGTGCCTGCGGCCGCCGCGCCGGTATCGATCAGCCCGTTCGCCGTCGTTCCGTACTTGTTGACGACGTCCTTGTTCTGCTGCGCGGCCGCAATCGTCGCGTCCCCGGAATTCAGCCCCAGCAGATCGCCAAGCCAGCCCAAAGTCATGGTGTTCTCCTCAAGGCGAAAGGACGTTCACGACTGCGATCAGCCGTCGGACGGCGAGATCGAGTTCGCTGAAATATTTGAAGGCTTCCGGCGTCGGCTTGCCGGTCTTCGTGTCGATCCACTGGAAATTCGGATCAGGAAGCTTTGGCGGCAGTTTGATGCTCATGCAGCTCGTGCCTCGAGATCCATGGCGCCGCCCAGCAGGGACACCTCAACCGGGTCAGCGACCTGCAATCGCCACTGGCGTCCGAACTGCTTGGTGAGCCCCGCCCCGTTGATATTGATCGGCGTCGTCTCGCCCTGCGAGCCCAGCCGGCGCCGAACCGGATTGCCGAAGGTGCGGCCGCCGTCGTCCGACCACGAGATCATCACCACGGGATCGGTTTCGATTGGCGAAATGCCGCGATCGTTGCCAACGCCGGTGACCATGTCGAAGCTGGCCCGATTGACCACGAAACGACCCGGGAACCGATGCGCCTGGTTTGATCGAACCTCCCAAACGAGTTGATCGGCGTTTTCACGCTTCGCCGTCGGATCGATGGCGTAGACCTGATTGGATCCTCGCTCGAACGTCAGCCAGGTATCGAAGGCATTGACAGAGCCCTCGGCCCGCCAGCGTGTAGTGCCGAGCGATGCCCGTTCATGCCACTCGCCAACCGACAGATCGTAGACAAACGTCCACGAACTCGAGGTGAGGACCCAGCACGAATGGCCGTTGATCGAATAGACGCTGGCCTCGAGCTCACTGGAATCGGTGATCGCCTGCAGCATTGCCTCGATGTAGGGCGTCGAGATCGGCGTCGGCGTGAAGCCGGATAGGCGATAGGCCCGTCGATCGTTGCCCACGAAACAAACATCGCTGGTGAAGCCTGCATCGTGGCCGGCAACGGCTCGCGCTCCGTAGAGGCCGGTCTTTATGACGACACTGCGGCTGAACGGGAAGCCCGTCGGCTGCGCAGTATCGGACCAGAACTCGGTCGTTGCCGTGCCCATCATCAGGAGGTAGCTGCCGGCGGGGATCGCACGCAGCAACCCATCCGGCGAGGCCTCGGCCGTGGTGTAGTCGGTTCCGGCGACCGTCACGTCGTTGACGCCGGAGGCAAAGCAGCGGCCGTCCTGGCTGGTGAAAAAGAAGTAGCTATCGAGATAGCTGATCGAATTGACGCTCGGCAAATCGGCATCCGAAAAGTCGGAGACGACGCCGGCGATGATCTGCGACATGCCCGCCGAGTGCAGGATAAGGATCTGCGGCGTTGGCGAGCGCATGTTGCGCTCCATCATCACCAGCCCCGTGCCTGGCAGAGCGCCGGTCAGGGCTGTGATGGTGTAGATCCCGGCCGCCTCGGTGACTGTGTAGACCAGGGCGCCATTGGCGATGTAGAGCACGCTGCCGACAAGAAGCGAGCCGCGGTAGGCCCCGACACCGGCGGTGAAGATCGGCGTCAGCCCCGGCGCCCGACGAATGAGCACGGCACTCCGCCCGCCGTCAGGGGCCTTTTCGGCGAAGGCGTTGATCAGCCGGCCGCCGTTCTCGGTCGGATTGATGCTCGGCGCCGTCGAGGTAGGGAACTGGATCGGCTGACCGGCCATCAGAAATACTCGGTCGTTTGCGGTTGCCCGGACAGGAAGATCGGCTTCAACTCGCGCAAGCTTTGCTCGGCGAGGAGGCGAACATTCTCATCGGGTGTGGCGCCGAAGGGCCGCGCAACAGAGTTGGCCAACCACTTGGCAAGGTAAATGAAAGCGTCGTCGTCGATCTGGTCGGGATCGCCCCATTGCCACACCTCGCGGGTCGCGAGATTGGCAAACATGGGCTCGACCAAGGCATCGACGGTTTGGGCATCTTCGGCTTCGGCCGATTGACCGGAGGCGACGACGCCCAATTCGTGGAGGGCGCCCAAAACAAGCTGTTCGCGAGATTTCATCGGGCGCCCTCAGATCAGGCCGCAGGCGGCGCGGGAGGCGCCGGAGGAGCGGGAGGTTCGAGGAGCTCGGCCTTTTCCTCATCGGATTTGGCGTTGAATTCCTCGGCTTCGGCCTTGGACAAACCGCCGACAAGCTCGACGCCGTCCTTCATCACCGAATAGGCGCCGCGGCCGCGATGCACGGCCTTGATCCCGTCATTCGAGGTGCTCGCGTCGTCGTCGACGGTGAAGAACGGGTCTTCCTTGACCCGCATGGCGCGGAACTTGTTGAGGGCAATACCCTCGGGCACTTCGGTGGGCTCGCCCTTTGCGTCGAAGGAAAAGCCCATGATGGTCGTCTGGTCCGGGGTGCCCGGCTCAGGGTGGAAAGTTACCTTGGCCATGATGCAACCTCAGCCGTTCGGAGTGATGTAGGCGACCACGATTTCCATGTCGCCCGTCGTCGGCGCGGTGCCGGTGATGTCGAGCGTCACGAGGATCGTTGTGTCGGCCGCCAGCCGGTGCCCTGCCGCGACTGCCATCGGGATGAAC